TTGTTAAAGATAAGAACGGAAATATCACTTTTTACGCTGATACAGAAACCGGAAGAGTAGTTATTAACGCAGAATCAGTAACTATAACAGGAAAGTCTGTTAGCGAAATAGCTGGTGAAAAAGCGGATGAAAAAGTTGATAACTTTGTGAACAATGTTTACAAATCGGATCAGGAATCAGTACAGAAACAAATAGACGGAAAAGTTGAAACTTGGTTGCAGCCAACCGATCCTTCCGTGAACTGGGGCGAAACATCAGAAACAGAGTGGAGTGACATTGACGGAAGTCCTATTAAAGACGTTTCCGGTAATTCAATTCTATTAACTGTTGAAAGTGGTAAAGCTCTTCACGAAGGAGACCTGTGGAAAAACAGTGATACAAATGTGGAATACAGGTATCAAGATGGCCAGTGGGTTGAAATGAAAGTACCGGACGAAGTCTTTGACCAGATTGACGGTAAAGCTCAGATATTCGTTGAAACTCCATATACACCTTATAGAGTTGGTGACTTGTGGTTTGACAGTGACACATCAGACATTATGACCTGTACAACAACGAGGTTGACAGGAAATTTCGTATCTTCCGATTGGGAAAAACGTAATAAGTATACGGATGATTCTGAACTGAATTCTTTCGTAACAGCTGTGTACGACCCATCTATTGCCAAACTACAGGCGCAGATAGACGGACAGATTGAAACTTGGTACTACGATTACGAGCCGAGCTTACAGAATGAACCAACGGTGAATTGGACAACCACTGAGGAACGCAAACAGCATGAAGGTGACTTGTTCTACTGGAAATCCAAAGGATATGCTTACCGGTTCTTGCAAGATGGCGCAGCATGGAAATGGCAATTATTGCAAGATGCCGACATTACGAAAGCACTTGCAGCTGCGGAGAAAGCACAGGATACAGCAGATCATAAGCGTAGAGTCTTTGTAGTGACTCCACAGCCACCTTACGACATAGGTGACCTTTGGGTACAGGGTGATGGTGGTGACATCATGCGTTGCTGTGTTGCAAGAAGTGAATCGGCTTCTTTCTCGGCATCAGACTGGGAAAAGGCATCAAAGTATACAGACGATACAAGAGCCAATGAAGTAAAAGCTGAACTGGATGTACTTGGATCAGACCTCCAAAATCAGATAGACGGTAAGATTGAGACATACAACCAAGCAGAAGACCCATCCGGCGCATGGACTACGGATGAATTAAAGGCACAGCATAAGGGTGATTTATGGTACAGTCCGAAAGAAGAAGTCACTAGGCGGTGGAATGGTACATCTTGGGAGAAACTATCTGACGCAGACGCAAAGGCAGCGAACAATCTCGCCATGACAAAGAAGCGTGTTTTCTCGGTAACTCCATATCCACCTTATGATGTTGATGACTTGTGGGTGCAAGGTGAGAATGGTGACCTGATGCGTTGTGTTAATGCACGTCAGACAGGAAACTATGATTCAACAGACTGGGTAAGAGCTACGAAGTACACGGATGATACAGCTATCAAGAACTTCATCAACAATACCTACGCCAGTGATTTGGACTCCATTAAAAATCAGCTCGATCAGAAAGTTGAAACATGGTATCAGGAATCAGATCCATCCGTGAATTGGAGAGGGACAGAAACTTGGCCGTGGTCGGATATCAACGGAAATTCCATCCTTGATGTATCTGGAAATGAGATACAGACCACTGTAGAAACTGAAAAAGCCTTACATGAGGGTGACTTATGGCACTGTACAAAGGATAACAGCGAATATATCTACAGTTCCGGTGAATGGCATGACAAATCCATCCCGGATGAAGTATTTGACAAAATTGACGGTAAATCATCCATTTACGCTGCGCAGCCGAATCCACCTTACGAACAGAATGACCTATGGTTCACTGGGACAGAGATTCTTGTATGTATCAAGACAAGAGAAAGCGGTAGTTTCAATTCTTCCGACTGGGTAAAGAAAGATACTTACACGGATGATTCAGCAGTAGATGATTTCATCAAAAATGTATACGACCCAAAAATTGATTCCATACAGACACAGATTGACGGAAAGATAGAAACATGGTTTTACGACTATGAGCCTACCTTAAGTAATATACCGGCAAAGGATTGGACAACAGACAATCTTAAATCTCAGCACAATGGTGATTTGTTCTTCTGGCAGTCGAAAGGATATACTTACAGATTCTTGAAAGTTGATGGTGCATGGAAGTGGCAGTTGATACAGGACGAAGATATCAACAATGCAATGGAAGCTGCATCGAAAGCTCAAGATACCGCAGACGGTAAGAGAAGAGTATTCACGACAACGCCTACTCCACCGTATGACGTTGGAGACCTGTGGACGCAAGGAAGCACTGGTGACTTGATGCGATGTAGAACAGCAAGAGCTCGTGGAAATTATAATTCTTCAGACTGGATTCTTGCTACAAAGTATACGGACGATACAGTTGCAAATAAAGCCATTGCACAAATAGAAGTCCTCGATGGAAAGTTAAACCTGAAAGTCACAGCAAAAGAAGTTGAATCTTTGATTGAACAGAAAGCTGACTCCATTCGTTTGAAAGCGGACAAAATCAGCTGGAGTTCAAAGTATTCCAGCATGAGTGAGAATGGAACGCTTACTTGCCAAAATGCCACAATCAACGGAACTGTTACAGCAGTAGCTGGAAACAGAAAAGCCAAGGTAACATCAGGTTACACGGAATACAGTTGGAATGACACGCTGCTAGGTCACATCGGTACAAACTGCATGAAGAGTGATGCGAACAAAATGGGATTGAACTTCGACCTTGAGTACGATGGCTGGTATATGACATGGGCATATAAAAATAAACGAGATGATAATGCTTACTCGATGAAGATGACCTATGCAAGTGCTGCTTTTGACGGATTCACAAAAGACGCAATCAATATGGGATGCGATTTAGATATGAAAAACCACACTATTAAAAATCCGTCCTTTGAAGGCGGGGGAATTACTGGAACAATTAATTTTACACAAATATATAACGCAAAAAGTGATGGCAGCTTCGAATTTTCAAATGGATGTAAGATGCAGTTTAAAAATGGAATTTTGATTTCAGGATCATGGTATTGGTAAAGGAGCGTATATGGCAGAAATAAAAACAGAAGATAAGATATATATCTTAGAAGAAGCTGAACCAGTTATCAACACAGTGAAACGCGTAGAAAAAAGCGGTACTGTGAAAAATGATACAAGGGAAGCGTTAAGAATCTTACTGGGGGAAGAATCATGAGTATGACAGAAGCCGCAAGGCAGATTAGAAAACTTATCGAGCTGACAGCCAGTAACCTTACAGACGAACAGGCGGCATCCTTGCCGTGCTGTTTCCCTGTTTGGAAAGAGGGCATGGAAGTAAAAGAGGGTGAACGCTATGCGGTACGTGTATCCAATGCGGTATCCACAATGTCGCTTGAAGATGAAGCACCACAGATTGAGGAGAATCTTGTGCTGTGTAAATGTATGAAATCGCATACAACCACACAAGCAAACTCACCTGGGGAATCAGAAGATTTGTGGAAAGTTCTGTAGAAAGGAGCAATCATGGCGGAAGAAGAAAAGAAAGAAAAGGTCACGTTACCTTTCAACTTTAGAGTCAACCAGTGTAGGAACTATCTTAGACTAGCTGTTAACACAGCAGTATCTCAGTACGGCTTAGACGGTGCTGTTATCAGCTTAATCATGGAGTCCTTACTGGGAGAGGAACATAGACAACAGGTAGCATATATGGCAGAACAGACAGATGCCATTGTAGAAGAGATTCAAAACAAGGATAAGGAGAATTAATCATGGAATGGACAAAGTACACAACTAAAGAAGCACTGAAAGACAATGATGAGTTAATGATTCTTGACAAGAATGCAAATGCAAACAAGCGTACACTGATGGACAAGATATGGGATTATGTTGTGGACAAGATGACTACAGCAGTTATCGCAAAGTTAGAAACACCTAACAAGACTTTGATCGGGGCAGTTAATGAATTAAATAGTAAGGCGAAGATTTGTACCCAACAGATATATGCGGGTGCCATATATAAGGATTGCAATGATCTCCCTGTTGGAGAATCTGCTATAGCGTTTCGTACAGCTTTACATAAACCCCAAAACGGTGATTCAATATGGTTTATTTTCTGTATGGGTGCACCTTCAGATGGCATCAAGTATCAAGTGGCGATTCAGTATTTATACACTTTGGTTGTAAAAACTAGAACATGGAACTCAACGAATGAAGTGTGGAATGATTGGAAATAAAATAGTAACACGATACTAAAATCAAATGGTCTGCGATATTATTCTGATCATGTTTA